TGGTGGTCTTCAGCTCGACCTGGCCGGTGCTGAACCGCTTGCCAGAGAAGCCCTGAAGGTTCGACCGGACGGGGCCGAGAGCTTCGGTGAACTGCTGCCCGACCGACTTGAAACGCGTGTCCGCGGCCTGCTCGGTCGCCGCCTTCTCCTCGGTGGCGTCGTTGGAGACACCGGAGCCGCGCAGCGCCTTCAGCGTCTCGTCGACGTGCTTGAGGTCGGCGACCTCGGCCTGGGCCTTCTCGAGATCCGGCTGGTACGCCTTCAGCTTGGTCGCCTTCTCGGAGGCAGTCATGCTGCCGTCTTCGACGACGTGCAGCATCTTGGTGGAGAGGTCGCGGACGGTGTCCTGCGCCTCGCTGAGCGTGGTCATAGGGTGCCCCTTTCAGGTAGGGCTAGGAGGCGCACTGAGCGCGCCGGGATAGCCCGATCACCTGTGGTGGGCGGGCTGCGGGGGTGGTGGTGTTACTGGTGCAGCGACTTCAGCAGCGCTGCGGCGGTGGACTGGACGTAGGCGTCGGCCGTGGCGGGATCGTCGGCGGCGTCAGCGGCGGCCTTGGTGGCGGCGGCGTCAGCGGCGGACTTGCCCTCACGGTCGGCATCGGCGTCCGGTGCGACCACTTCGTGAATGTCAACGGGAGACGGCGTGCCGGTCAGGGTGACCACGGCTCCGTCGTCGGTGTAGGTCTGGGAGTAGGTGCTGTCCGGGTCGAGGCCAGCGGTTCCGCTCGTCCCCCAGAAGTCGAAGACGACCGTGTCGGGCAGCACGCCCCGAAGGCAGGTGTTCCACTGGCCGTAGGCGTCCTCGAGCGCGTCGCGGATGCGGTCCTGCAACGCCTCGACAGATCCGACGATGCTCTTGACGCTCGCACCGCGGAACGACTTGCCCTCCGACGAACCATCGCCGCAGATCGCGCCGAGCCCCGCCGACATGTCGTGGATCGACTGGATGGCCTTCAAGTCCGCAGCGGAGTGGCGCGCGCCGGCCTTCAGGTCGGCGAGGTCGGCCGCAGACTTCGCGGACAGCACCTTCGCGGTCGTGTTCGACGGGACCGGGGTGAAGGCGCCGTTCAGCAGGTCGGCCTTCGTGATGCGGGCCGGGCCGTCGTCCTTCGACTTCGTCTTCACGGTCGGGATCATCGCCACCGACGCGGTACGGACGTGGCCCTCGCGGACGAGGGTGCGGACGGACTGCCCGAGCTCGGTCGAAGCGAAGGTGCCGTCGACCTGAAGGTCACCGTCCGAGTTGTAGAACGGTCGGCCGGACCCGACGGTGGTCGCGACGGACATGCCGTGGTCGACGTCCATGCTGATGTGATCCGGCAGCGGGTTGAACGCGCCCTTCTCGACCACTTCCCCGTCGCGGTCGACCGCGTCGGTGGACAGGATGAGGGAGAACGTGCCGGGGCCCGCCGCGTCATCGTTCGGCCCGATCTCGACCGAGGCGAGCGCCTTGGTCACCGCGAAATCGGTGCTGGTGCGGGTGATCTGGCGACCTGTCATGCCGTCAACTCCTTCGGTTCGCCCATGTCATCGATAGAGGCGTTGATCCACTGCCGGAATGTGCCGATGTCAGCGCCGCGGACCTTCGCCGCGTTCAGCAGCCCGAGAACCGTGTCGGCAGCTTCGCCGAGGTCGGCGACCAGAGTGGAAGCGTCGATGTCGTCGACCGCCTTCGCACGCGACACCCGCCCCTGCACCGCACGGGCCTGGTTCGTGGTCAGCGACTTCACCCGCTGTGGCACGAGGTTGACATCAGCCCCGGTACCCACCGACACCGTCTCGATGACCCTCAGTGGGATCAGGGCGGCGTTGACGAGAAGCTGATCGGCGCCGTCAAGGTCAGGCAGCGACATGCGGCGCCGCGCCTCCTGCGGGGTCATCTGCCCGGTGCCGATGGCCTGCGCGAACGCCGCCGTCTGCTGCTCGAAGTTCCCGCGCAGAACGTCGTCCATGTCGAACCGGCCGTAGATGTCGCCGTCGGACTTGAAGTCAGGGACAAGTTGCGAGTTCACCGCCGCCTCGAGCGGGGTCACGACACCGGCCATCGTGTCCCGGTACAGGGAGCGGTTCTGCTCGGTGATGTTGCTGTAGGTGGCGTGATCGAGGATGTGGACGGCCGGCGGGGGCATGTCGTAGGCCGCGCACACCTCCTCGCGGTTCAACTGCCGCGAGGCGATGTACTGCATCTCTTCCGCGGACAGCGACAGAGGCTTCGGGACGAGCCCTTCCTCGAGGATCGCCGTCTTCGCCCAGTTGTCGACCCCTGAATGCTTGTTATCCCAGGTGGCGACGAGGCGGTTGTAGGCGGTGTCCGACAGCTTGTTCGGGGTCGTCAACGCCACCGACGGTCGGGCGCCATTCTGCCACATCGCCGACTGTGCCCGGCGCGCGGCGTCCTCAGCGAGAAGCGTCTGCCGCAGCGGTTCCATCGGCGACATGCCCCGCTCGGTGTTCTCCGGGTTGTAGGACCGGAAGTGCACGACGTCGGCCTGGTCGAACTCGGGCAGCAGCGGCACATTCCGCGCCCCGGTGGTGAAGATGTACTTCCACCGGCCGTCCTCGCCGCGGAAGGTGACGGTGTTCGTCGGGTGCATCGGCCACAACGAGCGCACGCGGCCCCGAGGGTCGCGGATCTTCGCCCAGATCGCTTCGCCGTAGATGTCGAACGTCGACTGCGTCCACGTCCAGAAGAACACCGGGTCGTGCATGTCGTTCGGGTTGCTCATCAGCTCGCCGAACTGCGACGACGCGGCCGGTTCGCGGGAGCCATCGGCGGTCTTCAGGTAGGCGCGGAACGGCAGCCGGGCGAGAGCAGTGCTGCGCTTCTTGATGAGGACGAACGCCCACAGCTGGGCCTTGTAGATCGCCGCATAGGAAGCCTGAAGGCCCGACAGGTTGACCGAGCCACCACCGTAGTAGGACCCGAACGCCGCCATCGGCGTGATCGAGCCAAGCTCGTCATACGGCAGGCGGAACTGGCTCGGCCCCGTGGGGTTGGCGACGAAATTGCCGGACGAGACGATCAACGTCGCCTCCTCACGGTCTCTGGATGTAGGCGATGCGGTCGCGGGGGATGATCAGTTCCCCGTCGACCGCGACGCGGGAGCCCTGGGGGCCGATCTGCTCTGCTTCGGCGAGCTTCAACCAGCCACGGTCGAGGTCGGTGATGAGGCCGGCGAACGCTGCCCCGTCGGTTTGGGTGACGATCACCTTCACGGCGATCAGGTCGGCGATCAGTCGGTTGGCGCGGCGAGTGGATGCGTTCACAGGAACCGCACCTCGCGTTCCTCGTAGACGGACGGCTGCTCGATCGATGCCACCCATGCGGCGATGGTGACGGCGGCGAGTGGCGAGATGTCGATGGTCGGTTTCTTGCGGTCGAACACCCAGGCGTCGCCGCTCGAGACGGTGATTGCGCCGCGAACCGCCGCGTCTAGCTCGGGTTGGCCGATATGGAAGATGCGGCGCTGGTTCACGCCGTCATAGAACGCGCCACAGGCTTGCGCGTACTCGGCGCGAGTAATGGGAATGACCTCGACCCCGGCCGCTTCGATGGCTTCCCGAAGCGAGCCGGCTGGCGATGCCGGCGAGAGCGCCACCCGTCCGCGGGAACCGGCAAGTTCGACGATCTTCGCCACAACCCAGTCCGTGTCCGGGTAGTTCTCTGCGACCTGTGCATGCAGCGACCCGTCCGAGCGTTCACCCGCGGCGGCGATGCATGCCCAGGTGCGGTCCTGAGCGACCTCTAGGGCGAGGCTGATGTCGCCAGTTATGACCGAGTCCCGATCGAGCTGTGCGGACCATGCAGCGGGGCTTACGGCGCCCGTCTCGACCAGTGTTGGCACGGGCTGGTTTAGCCAGTACCGCCGAAACTCGGCTTCGGAGACCTGCGGGTCGTCCCATGAGTCGCAGATCGCGTCAAGGTTCATCCAGTCGGACGCCGGCCCATAAGCCTCGCGGAGCGCACTCATCCGGTCGGACCGCTTCGCCAGGTCCCAGGTGTCGGCAGCCTGCCTGTGGTCGAACAGCAGCGTTCGGTCCCTGACCTTCCGCTGCGCGTAGGCGTGCGTGCCCTCGGCGACCGAGTCCTCCCCCTCGCCGTACATCGTGGAGGTCTCGAGCATCCACCCGGATGCGATCTTC